CGCTGGTAATCCAATTCAGACGCTGGCGCAGGCCTTTCACCTTCAGTAAGGGTGCCACCTTGGCCAACGCCTTCACCCTCAGCCTCGCCTGGCAGGCCTATGAAGGGCTGTGGCAGCGTACCGCCTGCATAAGTATTGATCCTGCTTACATAGGCTGCAGTCTCTTCAGGGATGTCCTTGGGATCAAGTGTCTTGAGATAGGCCTTATTAGGACCTGAGTTATAGGCTGCCAGCAATGCAACTGGATTGGTCCCGATGTCGGGCAGTGATGACAATTGCTTGAGGTAGGTTAAGCCGCCTTTGATGTTTTGGCTGATGTCATAAGGGTTAACGCCAAGCTCCTTTGCGGTGCCTGGCATAAGTTGCATCAGACCGATCGCACCCTTGGGTGAGACAGCCTTGGGATCAAACTTGCTTTCAGCCGCCACCATAGGAATTACGAAGTCAGGGTTAATGCCCATGCGACGCGCTTCATCGCCAATCTGTAAGGCATAACGAACCTGACTCTCAGAAAGTTTTTCTGCTTCCATTAGCGCACTCCAAGCTCACTAGCTCGTTTGTTGATTGCATCCATGGTTAAGCCACCGCTTGCGCGTGGTGCCTGTTGTGTACTCTTGGGAAGCAAAGGCTTCATCGCATCTTCAACAGCCTTAATACGCTTGGCCTCTTCACGCTTGTAATCTTGACCGCTCTTTAGCTGAGCCAATGTCATCTTTGGATTCTGCTCAAGCGTATCAGCACGCCACTTCTCAAAGTTACTGATGGCTTCAATTGCTTTAGCTTTGGACATGATCACATTGGGCGTGTCAAAGCGTGGATTGATTGCAGCCCTGCGTAAGATCTCGCGCTCGCCTTCCGTAATTTGACCTTGACCCTTGATCAGTTGGGAGTAGTACAACTCCATCTCAGCAATGCGTGATGCTGCCATGGCCGCACGATCAATTACTTGCTGTTTACGCTCTTTGAACTGTTCCATAGTCTCAGTGGGAGACTTTGGAAGATTGAGCGTTAAGTTGGCAATCACATTGTCAAGCTGCGATTTATCAATGCCCTGAGAGCCTGATTCCTGAGCGCGTCGAGCAAGCGTAACGATGGCAGCAAAAATGTCATTCGGCTTGTTAAAGGCGCCAAAGTATTGGTTCATGCCCTCAGTGCCAATCAGCGCCTGAATATCCTTGGCAGTTTGAACCTTAGCCACAGCCATTGAACCTGCATCAATCGCAGAGCCTGTGCGCTTTGCACCTTGCGTGGCAAGTTCCACCTCTTCAGCGCGTTGCGCTGCTTCTACGCGCTCCTGCTCACGCTTTGCGGCTTCTTTTTCTTCAGCCGTCACAGGAATGCGCATAGCTGGTGATGGCCTGATGCCAGGAGTTCCTGCAGGTGGTGCTGCAGGGCCTGCTACAGTTGGTGCTGTGGTCGCTGCTGCAGGCGCCTCTGCAGGCTCTGCGCCAGGCCTTGTCATAGGCTTCGTGTACTTATCAACGATCTTAAAGAGCGTAGCTGCGTCGCCCTTACCCATGGCCACATCAAGCGCAATCTTGTCTTCTTTGCTGACGCTAAGTGTGCCGACGCCAGGAATCGTAACCATTTCATTGGCTTGGCCAGGGAATGGGGTGAATCTGCCTGTAAGCTTATTGACAGTTCCTGTTGGCTGGGCTTCAACCCCCTTCATCTGCATATCCAAAAACTTAAATGCAAGATCGCCAATTTCTTTATTGATTAAGCTTAAACGAGCCGCTTTTTGAGGCGTCATGCCAATAAAATCAGCAGGAAATTCTTGGCCTCCAGCCGTTATTTTTTCGTCCGATTGACCGGGTTGGCCGCTAGGCTGCATACCGCCAGACAACTCTCTGATTGCTTGCGATTTTTGTGCCGCACCATATTGGCCTGCAGCAAGTTCTGCTCGGATCTGAGCCATCTCAATGTTGCGTTTGCGTTCAGCTTCATCAGCCGTGCCATAAGCCTCCATGACATTGCCAAGGCTTTCACCGAAGCGCCCTGATTTGGTTGGCTGCAGAAACGCTCTAGCCATCGCTAAGTTGCGTGGATCAATGAACTCATTTCTTGCTTGCAAGGCATCAAGCATGGCCTGCTGCGCATCAATATACTTTTGACGCGATAATGCAAGTTCTGGATCTTCGCCAGGAATCGCTACTGGCGAGACCGTCGCTAATGGGGATTGTTTAGCCATAATTTACCTCAAGGCGCTTCTGGGTCATATCCAGCATAAAAGTCAGAAATTACCTGCTGCTGTTCTGGCGTTAATTCAGCTTGAGTCAAATCAATGTCGCCACCAAAACTTTTGATAAGTCTTACGATGTCCGCCCCAAGAGTGCCGGATTTGCCACTTCCAGACCCTGTTTTAATGCCTGACAAGAATGATGTCAGCGAGCCAATCTTATCGATTGTGCTTGGGCCATATTGAGCACCTTGTAGCGGACCCTTGTAAGTATCAGTGGATGACAGCGGGAACTGGTGGCCTCGCATCAATGCAGCAACATTGGCAGCCCTTGTTAATGGAGCCTCAATCTTGGATTGCTCGTATTCAAGTTGTTGTGTGCCAAGATCTGACATCATGCCCAAAGCACTCTTTGCGGCTTGCTGTTCTTGCAAGCCAAGACCGGATAGTGCTGTAGCAGCGGTAGATTGCTGACCCTGTTCTTTAAGAGCGGCATCAAGCGCAGTTTGGAAGCCTTTTGATCTTGCCAAGGTCTGTTGGCTTTGCAAATTAGATGCAATATCAGCCAGTGCTTGACCGCCTATGGCGCCAGTGCGGCTGCTTCCAGAGCCTCCTGCACCACCCATCACACCTAATGCTTTAAGTGCTGGCAAGACATTTCGCTGGACATTGACGTCAGATTGCTTTTGCATCTCATCAATGACTTGCTGCTGGTTGAGATCGTAAAACTTTGAAATATCAGTAGCACTAACATCCATGGCAGACTGACCGGCTTTAAGCGCCTCATCAAGAGGCGTTTGATACCGAGTCAAGGCACCAAGCCCTGGCAGCTTGCTTGAAGCGTAGGATTTACCTGTTGCTGGGTCGATACCTGAGGCCAGGTTAGTTAAATAATCAGGACGATCAGCAATAAGATCTGCGCTCGTTTTAGCAGTAAACGATGCTGGCTTTATGACATTACCCTGCGCATCTTTCACTTCTGGCACTGTAGTGCCTAATTGGCTCTGGCCAAACTTTGCAAGCTCAGTTAAGTAATCTGTAAGAAACTGAGGTGCTGCCTGTTGCTTGGTTGTCGTGGTTGTAATGTCTGGTGGCGCAGAGCCTTCAAATAATCCGGCCATGATTATTTACCCTTCTTGAGATAGTCCAGCGGTGACTTATGCGCTGGCGGTGGTAAGTCTTTAACTTTCGTGGATCTGGCTCGTGCTCGTATTTGATGCATCATCTCGTAGAGTTTATCTGTTCCTGCCTTTGTTGAGCCATTTCCAAGTGCGGAAACCACATCAGCAGGGAATACAAATTCGCCGTCAGCAAGCCAGGCCGGGATGTCATCCGATTGACCATCGCCTTCGCCAGCAACATGCTTGCCGCCCTTAAAGTTCTCACGACCAAGAGCGCCGCCTTCATTCATGAATTGCAAGTTCATTGGCTTGGCTCGAAGCGGCTCAACGTAACCACCCTCCGCATATAACGGTTCTTCAACCTTGGGTTGTCTTAAGCCAAGGATGTCTTCAATGGCTGATTCTTCACCATAAGTGTAAGTAGGTGCTTGTGGAGGCTGAATATTCATTCGCTGGGACATTACAGCCAACAATGCAGGATCAATCTGGTTCATTTCTTCCACCCTTTTAATCAATGCCTCAAGTGGATTTTTCATAGATGTATCTCCGCTTGACTTAAGCATTTGCAATTCTGAGTCAAGTAAAAATGCAGGAAGTGATTTGGCCGCAGACACAACTGATTTCCCATCACGACCATCACGGCCAGAAAAACCAGAAAAGCCTGATACCCCACTGACACCAGAAACACCAGAAAACCCGCTAAAACCTGATGTTCCCGAAACGCCAGAAGTGCCTGAAAATCCAGATAGTCCTGAGGTGCCGCTAAAACCAGAAGATCCGGATTCGCCTGATACGCCAGAAAATCCAGAAAACCCAGAGATGCCTGATATACCCGAAGCGCCAGAAAAACCTGAGGCGCCAGATTCTCCAGAGAACCCGCTAAATCCCGATGCGCCTGACTCGCCTGAGACGCCACTAAAACCTGATTCGCCTGCCAGGCCGCTATAGCCAGAGAATCCGGAAGCTCCCGACTCGCCAGAAAAGCCACTAAAGCCAGAGGCACCGGACTCACCAGACATTCCTGAAAATCCTGAGGCGCCTGACTCTCCTGATACGCCAGACCAACCAGAAATGCCGGACTCGCCAGAGAATCCTGAGAACCCAGAAATTCCTGACTCGCCTGAAAAACCACTGAAACCGGAACCGCCTGATTCTCCGGATACTCCTGAAAACCCTGAAGCGCCTGATTTCCCCGAGATGCCACTAAAACCCGATATGCCCGAGGTCCCTGATAAACCTGAAAATCCTGAGGCGCCAGAGTCTCCTGAAAATCCTGAGAATCCTGAAACCCCTGACTTGCCAGAAAATCCTGAAAAGCCTTCATCAGTCGTAACGCCAGAAACGCCCGAGACGCCTTCATCCCCGGTTTTGACGCCCTTCTCTAAATCGCCGCTTATAACAGGCACTCCCGCCTCTGCACCGGAAGGTTGTGAGGTGGCGCCTGCTAAAGAGGACTGACTGCCTGCCGTGCTAGATGATAGTGAAGCATCCAATGAAGATTCAGCATCTGATGCACCGCCTTGCGTAGATGCCGAACTATCTGAGGCAGAACTTGCTGCTTGTGCCGCAGCCAATTGCGCTGCAGCCGTTATGTCTTCTTGTACTGAAGTCGAGGCTGCAGTGCGTGCGGCATCTTCTTGACTTGCAACGCTTGCAAGCATCTTGCTAATTTCTTCTCGAGCATCGTCAGGCAACTCAGGATCATCAAGAATGATTTCGATCTGATCACGCAAATTACTAAGCTGATCAAGTCCAAGAACGGCTACATCTCCTTGAGTTCCTAATGATCCGCCAAACAAAGTACGATATACCGCATCAGGATCTTCCGATCCCAAGCCCAAAATGCCGCCAAGAGTTTTGAGAGTGTCTTGTGCGGCTGGTGTTGTAGCTGTGATGTCAGTGCCTGCGCCGCTTACAAGGCCCTGATTATTTGTTATGACTTCGTCTGATGGCGACCCAAACATGCCAGTCAAAATATCTGTTGCTTTTTGCGAGTCAAAAATGCCGTTTGTCACCATCCAATCGTGGACTTGCTCTATTGAGTATCCAGTGTTTCTAAATAATTGAATCGCATCAGTAAGAGTGGCCGGCTCCTTATTTGTGAACAATTGGTTCATTGATGACACAAAATTAGGATCGGCAGTAGCTTGAGTTTGTAAAAACTCGCCAGACTTTTCACGATAAAGATACGGATCTAAATTACTGCCGCCAACGCCTTGCAATGCAATTCGGGGGTCAATTTCCGTAGCGGCAAAAAAGGCATCATCATCAGATGCGCCTGCATTTTTGGAGTCAATGAAAGCTTTGGCTGCAAGGGCTATTTCATTAGCCCCTAACTGCTGACCTTGTGTATTTAGATCGCCATAATCAGCAAGTCCACCAGTTGGAGTTAAACGACTCTGATCGTATGCTGTTCCGGCTCGGAATAACGATGTTAAAGCACCAATTTCATTGCCCTGCATGGCCTGCATACCAGCGGTAATTATTCTGCCTGCCGTTGCTTTATCCATACCTGTTTCTGATGCTAGGGCGTCAGCAGCATAATTGGCGCCTGCGCTCGTTAGCAGGGTTGTCGGATCAATCTTTCCTGTTGTAATTAATTGCTGCACAACACTCTTGCCCGTCGAGCCAAGCTCTTGTGGCAGCATGGAAGATAGTTGCGAAGACAATAAGCCTGCGCCTGATGAAAGCACTGAATTTCTAAGGGCTACCAAAGGATCAACGCCTGCAGCCGTTTGGAATACCGTATTAAGTGCTCCCGATCCGACAGCGGTAGCTAATGCACCTGATCCGAGGCCAAGCATGTTCCCGATGGCCGTTCCAGCGCCAGGAAATACAGTGCCGAGAATCAATCCTGGCATAGGACTGGCAAGGAATCGCTTGAGCATACTGGTCTCAGTGCCAATCCTTTGAGCGGTTTGCCCTGTCACAGGGTCATATGACTCGTATCGGTACTGATTCTTTCCTAATCCACTCTGGTCATCAGCAAGGCGCTCTAAAGAGCTTCCGCCAGGCGATACAGTCCAGTCTTTACCTTCAAATGTGACGGGGTTATAACGCGTCTCAATACCACCCTCAAGTGCTTCTGTGTACTTTGCGCCTTCAATAGCTCGCTGTGCCGGCGTTAATGCCGCAAGTCTTGCCTGCTCTTGGTCATAATCTGACTGCTGCTGTGCAGCGGTATAAATGCTTGGCGCCTCTTCGCCGCCACCATAAATATATTTATCGGAGAACTGCGATAAAGGAGAGGCTGCTGTTGGCGGCGCTAGTGATAAGGGAGAGGACTCCTCAGGCTCCATGAACATACGAGGTAATGCCATCAGTTTGTCCTCGGGTTTACAGCGCCAACCACAGCAGATGCCCAGTCCTGCCAGTCTTCAAAAGCATAAGGCTCAGGAATGGCTTCGTTGGCAAACACATCAATAGCCTTTAAGCCAGCCGCCCATGACTTCCAATCCATATCAAGGATGGGTACTTGCAATTGATTAGAGGCATACAACTCGCACATGAGACATGCCCATGACTCAAAGGTGTGAAACCGCGGATCATAGATCAGCGCTACGCTCATACGGTATAGCCCCTTACATCGCCTGTGTCCGCATCCACGATGATCTTGCCCGTTTGATAGTCGCCACCTGCCACATTACTGACAAACTTTAAGCGCAGCAATCGGCGCTGTTCTTTCATGTCAATTTTGCTTGTTCCCGGCGCAAACGTATACGGACCTGTGATTTTATCCGGCTGATCAGGGTAAGGCCTGCCGACAACATAAAGCTCTAAGTCGCCGGTTTGGATAAAGTTAGGCTCAACACGCTCAATGCGTGTCCACTTGTTCTCACCTACAGGCGAGTAAGTGGCAGGACCGCCAGCAATAACACCGAGATCTGATGTGATGAAGTAGCTTTCAATGGCTAGTACCGAGGTGCCTTGAATGACATCCTTGCCGTACTCATGCTGCCAAAGTGAAACTTGCTGCATCAGGGTTTGAACAGTGATTTGAAAGCCTGAGCCGCCCGCAAGCGTGGCTGTCAATACATCGCCTACGGTATAGCCTGAACCACGATTATTGATCGTTACTGAGACAACCTTGCCACCAATAACAACCATGGTGGCCGTAGCTCCTGTGCCGGTCCCTCCGGTCAGCGTTTTATAGCTGTAAGTGGCATCGGTATAAGACGAGCCTGCATTGGTAATCGTGACGGCATTGATGCTGTCAGCGGTATTAATGTCATAGCCTGCTTGCACGGGAAAGCGAAAGACCTGCGAGAAGTAGCCTGCAGAGCGTTGCGCTCCCAAGGCTTCTCCGGTGTCATACCAGGTGTTATCCCTGACGTTATAAATCACAGCATCCGTACACTCGGTAGCATCACCTCGAGGGTAGAACCACCAAATCTCGCCATATCGTGGGACCTTCGTGGCCCAAACCTTCTGACGCTGGCTGTAATTTAAGTTGTCAAAGAAATAATTCTGATTAAAGGAATTAGGAATTTCTTTGGTTACGCCGTTGTAAAGCAAGAAGCGATCAACGCCCGTCCAAAAGTAAATGCCGTCATACTCAATGACTGCCGATGATGATAAGAAAGACGACTGCGATGTAATGATGTCGTAGCGCCAAAAGGTCGGAGCGGCAAAGTTTGCTGTACCTGCCACACCTAAAGACTGAGGTGCGTAAGACACCCTAATAAGGCTATCAAGGGACCAGAATAATCCTGACGGTGAATTAGAGCCACCACGCACTGGAAGGCCTTGTAGGATCTTTCCTGTGGCTGCATTGACCCGATTGGCATCAGCCGATACCCAATCATCAATGTCACCTGCTGAGCAGTTCCAGATCAGGCCGTCATTGCCGTAAACGAAGACGTAAGGGTGTAATGCAACGACACCGCCTGAAATAGAGACTTCATTGTCAAAGGTCAGTGTTGTTGTGGCTGAGATCGTTGCCGCCTGGCTGAGGGTCACTGTCGTTGAGACGACAGATACAACGGTTGTGCCAGCAGGAATGCCAGGACCTTTAACGACTTGACCTGCAGCAATCTTGGTGCTGATAGCGGCCAAAGTGACTGTTGTTGTGCTGTTAAGCACACAGCTATCCACCGCGAATAAGCCGGCAGCCCATAAGACTGAGCCTGACAATGGCCCACACAGCAAGCGTGTGTTGGTTTCATTATCGATGTCTTGTAAGTCTTGCGAAGGATGTGCAAGCAACAGATTCGTGTTTTGATCAACCGAATCAGTAAACGTATCAAACTGCCATGAGTTGTTATCTGAGGCGGTAAATGGCGAATCAATCGCTGAGATCTGCAACAAGACACCAGAGCCAGCGCCGCCAAGATAAGTGTTGGCAATCGTTAAGAACTCACCGGGCACATAACGTACACCGCCACCTGTCAGGGTAACGGCAGTTACTGCACCACCTGATACTGTCACGCTAGCCCTTGCGCCGCTGCCAGTTCCTGAAGTGCTGTAAGCCAAAGGCACATTGGTATATGAGCCGTTGGTATAACCGCTACCTGCCGTGGTAATACTTACCGTTGTGACAGGTCCTGCAAAGCTAAAGTCCGTAACGCCAGCGCCGACACCATTGTTGTTAATGGGTACGACCTGTAAGCCGTCTGAATAGCCGCTGTAGACGTTGTTATAAAGGCTTCGTACAACAACAAAAACCCCTCGAGAGGGGCCGGCAAGGTTGTTGGCAATTTCTCGATAGCCGCCCATCTTTCTTGGCCGAGCCAGTTCGCCACCAAACTTCTGGAATCGCACCCAGCGTCCATCGGTGTAATACTCTTTATCAAAGAGCGTCCCATCCCGCTGAATGCCAGGACGGGTGTCGAGGGCAAAGACCTTTTTTGTCAAAACGTGCCCCCAGAAATGCCGCCTGTAAAGTTACCCGTACCAGTGACCTCAAGCCCTGAAGTATTGACCTCAGCAATAAGACTGCCACCCACTGAAATGCCAAATCGACTTGAGCCAGGCCGATAAATACCTGTATTCGTTTCGCTTGCAAAGTTCAGTGATGGACTTGCAGCAGAGCCATTGACCAAACTGATAGCCGTACCGCCAGCAATCGCTGTATTGGCGTTTAAGAGGTTCGTACCATCACAGATTAGGGTTGCCTGTCCTGAGGCTGGAACGGTTGCTGTAGCCCCGCCAGAGATACCTGTAGACACCGTTAAGGTAAAGATGCCTGCAGAGCACTGGTTACTAATCACATACAGATTAACGATCGGCGGGACAATGATTGTCACATTGCCTGCTAAGGTGCCGTTGTAGATCTGGATCGTATTGGAAGCTTCATTGGCAGTCAGCGGGTAAATGCCCGTTGTGACAGTCTTGGTAAGTGCTGAGAATTCAAACTGCGTACTGACACCAAAGCCAACCGTCACAAAGGTCGTACCTGTACAGACAATAAAGGCCGACTCATTGGGGTTGAAGTCTTTTGTTGAGGCGCCATCAATCAATTCGCCTGAATTGCCACTAATCGTTAGGGTGCCTGAGCCGCTGTTTTTAACCAGAAAGAACCAGTTATTGCCCACCGTTGTTGCAAGCGGCAGCGTGGTTGTAGCGGTACCGCCGGTCCACACATAAGTCTTTGCACGATCGCCATCAACAAAGGTCTGATTAGCAACCACTGAGGCAACAGGATGGCTTTGATTGAGCGTAGCGCCTACTGCTAGAAGTCCAGCACCAGCCAGGGTAGCAGCATCTGCTGATGAGGTGCCAGCGCCGAACTGCACATTCGCCCAGGTTCCATAGACGTTGCTGTTGTCAGTCAGGTAAATGTATTTGGCAACGCCTGAAGCAACCGTAATGATCGTGCTATTACCGTCGTAAGTCTTTACCGTGATGGTATTGGCACCCGTGTTACGGATAAGAGCGTCTTGTCCTACCGAAACCTGATTAGCAGGTGGCATACGAAGTTCGTACGCACCCGAGGACGTAACGTCCATGATGCGTGCTGCCGGTGTTTCGGTGCTCAGGTTGCCATTAATAGGCCAAACAAGCTGTAAGTTGCCTGTCAGCGATATTTGCTCGTAGGAAACGTCCGTCGGCTGTACAACGTCGCCTGTGAAGGGGCTTACATAGCTCATGATTAACTATCCGCGGCAATGGCCTGACGATCTGCGATACGCAGCTTGTCTTCAGCCATGAGGGTTTGAATGATGGCGTCGTACTGAGCCTGCCATAACGGAGTGCGCTCGTCGTTTTTAAGGAAGGGCATTGCTTGCAAGAGCGAGCCATACAAAAGTGCCTGAGGTGCGTATACCGTAAACCAGTTCGTTTGATTGGCAGAACTCAGCGGCTGGACACGCTCGTAGTACAAGACCTCAAAGTTGTAGGCAAGCGTTGGTGTTGGGGCTATGAACCAGTGCGTATAGTCGTAATCACAATAAAACTTTGGGACACCTGTCTGAGTAGGGTCAGGCCAGTATTCACGCAGGTACTCGTACTTACGCAGCAAGATGGGATAGCGCTTGCCTGCAACCGTGATGTTCATAGACACGGTTTTATGCCAACGTGCTGGCTTGTCGATAATTGGATTAGCAGCCGTCAATGTGTTGGACTGTACGGTCAGGTTCCCAAGGAACTTAATCTGGCTTGCAATGACTTGCTCAGCCAGTCCAATAAATGTGGGGATGCGATCGATGGTAGCGTCGTCTGTGCGCTCCAGATATTGCTGGATGTCAAGCACCAGACTGTCGTAAGTCATTGCATAGGCGACTGTCATTACCACACCTTCTTCTTAATCGATTCGGGCTGGGGCACGAACTGCTTGCCTTGCCGCATTCCTTCACGCTTGGCTCGAGTTGTTGCCGCGTATTCAGAAGGTGTGAGCTTCTCTCGTGCTGCCTTGGGCAAGTAACGCTCGCCGGTTGCCTTGGGTCCTTGAGTGCTGGGCTTGCCGCTTCGTGTTCCCCAGTCCTCTTTGGTCCACTTTGAGAGCGAATTATCCGCTTTTTTAGGCCCTTTGTAACCCCCGCCTGACTGCTTGTACTTCTGGGTAGCTAACTGGGCCTTACGGGCGCTCCATTGGCCTGGATTGCCGCCTTTGCCGGAGGCTTTAACAGAAGCAACGATGCGCTTCCACTTAGCCGGATCTGACTTGGTTGCTGAACTCATCGCATTAACGCGGCCTCAGCCGCCCTCCTACGGGTTAGTCCTGGCAAAACCCTGCCAGCGGCTTTATTCCACTTCAGGCACTCATCCGCGGCACCATCCCAGTTATTAGCGTCAATACGCTTCTTGAAGGTGCTGATCCGGTAATTGCCAAGGCCACAGTTATAGGCCCAGCTTGTAACCGCTGCCATGCGCCTTGGGAGCGCTTTAGAGAGGCTTGGCGACATCTTTACCAAACCACGAACAAAATACTCCACATGGTGATCCAGCGCATCCTCACACTGTTCCATCGTCCAGATTGTTCCGGGGTTGATGTCAGGCCCGGTGGCTCCCCAGCCAATCGTCCAAGGATGTCCTCTGGTACCGGGATCGGGATAGGCTTGAACTCGTCCATCAGGCAGACGCTTTGCCAGCCCTTCAAAGGGCTTGATCAGTACATCCTTGCAAAGCTTCTTTGCCTCATTCACTGGATTTCTCTTTGATTAGCCTATTAACGTGTTCCCACAGCGCATGGATCTGCCTGTCGTGGTCCTTTTCCAGGTAATCAAGACGCGTCTTAATAGTCACGGCATAGACGGCTACGCCAACAAGCGCAACCCCCAAGAACCAAACCCTTGCGAGGGAATCGATCAAGGCTTCCATTACCCACCTTTTTGGTACTTTTCTATGCTTCTTCCGACGAACCAAAAACTGATCATCATGTTCAGCATGGCAAAGTCATCCTCGTCGTAGGATTTGGTGAGAACTTCAGCCCAGTTAGCGTTAGTCTGAAACGCAATCGTCAGGCCAGCAGCTTTGACAGCCACGTATACGCCAAATGCAATCCAAGTAAGACCGGGGCGGGTAATAGCAGTGATAAAAGAAGCCAACCAGCCAGCCTCTTTTGCTGTTTGGGCCTGCTCCTTAAAAGCCTCCTTAATCGTGTCCATTTGCGAGATCGAGTAGTCCACATACTTCTCCTCCATCTTGAACTCGCCTCTCATTTTTTCGAGGTCGGTCTGAAGCTGGAACATACTCAACTCATGCTGACGTTCGTTCTTCTTGTCCAAGAATTTCAGGACTTCCGGGGCGAGGCGGAAGATACCGCCGAAGATGGAACCAAGAAGACCGCCGCTTAGCAGATCAAACATAATTACCCCTTAGCCGTTACGATGTCCTGACCTTTTTTGACCGTTACTTTGCTGCCTTCAACGTCAACCTGCATGGGTTGCTCGGCACGGTCCAGTTTGTCAAGACGATGGATAAGGTCTTTAATGACTTCAAACTCAGGCTTCTCTTGCTTGGCTGCGGTCCCAGCAATACCGTTAAGCATCTGAATAAGTGCAGTAAGTGAAGCGCCAAGCAAGCCCATCACGGCAGCAATCTTTTCACCTTCGAGGAACAACGATGCACCGACACCCACAATCACGATCAGGAAGATATACAGTAAGCCGTCTTCACCGATGGCTTTGCCTGCTACTTCTTTGGCCGAGTCTTGTGCTTTAAGCTCATCAAGCCTAATTCTGGCCTGGGCTTTAAGCACCGCTAGTTCGTGAGTTTTGTCGTCCATCAGATACCCAATAGCTTCTTAACAAATTCAGCCGCAGCACCAGGGCCGAGCAGCACTGCAGCAAACACCGCAATAATCCAATACTCAATTTTGGTCATGCGCTTGTCGCCTTTATCAAGCTGCGCAGTGATTGCCTCATATCGGCTAGCGCACTCCTTTTCATGAGCGCTCATCCTGGCTTCTAGCACGGCATGTCTCGTCTCAATCGAGTCCATAATTCATTAGGCGGCCTGACGTTGGGCTTCATTTTGTTGGCGGACGGCTTCTTGCTTGGCTTGGAATGCAGCTATCACCTCAGGCGTCCATACTGCATTGCAGATAGCCTGAACACGAGGATCTTGATTCGAAATATCAACGCCAGGGGCAAGCACCCAGCGATTAAAAGAACGTGAAAGTTCTGTGCCGTCCTCTATGATTCGTGAAACCTGCCGAACTTGAATGGTTCCATTTTCCAAGGCCTCTATTTTGTCAATTGCAACTTCTTTTGTAATCATCTCTATCACCTTAAACAGTGGTTGTATAAAAGCCCTCAAGCCAAAGAACGTTCTTGGATGCTCCAGTTGCCATATCGCCAGACTTTAAAACAAAAATCGTTGTTGCATTTGGTGCCGTTTTGTATTCGAGTTCGAGATCAGCGCCGGTGAAAAGCGTCGTAGGCCAGCAACTTGAGGGCGCATTTGTAGAGAATGAAAACGTACGTGAAATTGGAATTGCTCCAGGGCCGTCATAAGGGTTTTCTGGAGCAAATGGTAGCCCAGCAATAGCTACATCATCGCTTGATCCTGTAATGGTTAATGATGACGTTGCTATGTATGCCCAAATAAAAACAAGCTTGCCGATCTTTACATAACGACCTTCTCGCAAAATGGAATAAGTAATGGCGTCTAATCCAAAACTAAAATAAGTCGGCGTCCAACTCCCTTCCTCATAGTCATCTAGCGTATTGGGGTCTGCCGACAGAACAGGCGTAGCTGGAAACGTCAAACCATTTGCTGTCAAATAACCTGCGCTTGTGACTGTTGCAGTTGAGCTTTTAAGAAGCTTTCCTGTTGTGCCATCAAATTGCGCTAAGGCATTAGCGGTCGCACCTGTCGGCCCAATCACATCGCCAGTGCCAAGACCTGAAGCTGAAAGGGCAATGCCCCCTGCCGTATTGGAAATGCTTAGAGGTGGGCTAACCGTGATATTGGCCAGGGTAAATCCTGAGCCATTACCGATAAGTAGCTGACCATTGGTTGCAGCGGCGCTAACACCCGTGCCTCCGCTACCGATGGGTAAGGTGCCTGTGACGCCGTTCGTTAAATCAATTTGCGCCCAGGCTGGATTGTTATTGGTGCCTGTATTAGAGAGGTAACGTGTGGCCGTAGTGCTCTTGGCAAGCCTGGCTAAGGTGTTAGCTCCAGAGGCGTAAAGCAAGTCGCCTTGAGCCGTTAGAACCGATGATGCAGATGGCGCAAATGATAGGGTTCCAGAGCCATCCGTTTGAACGGCTTGATATGCCGAGCCGTCAGCAGCCGGATAAGTCAGTCCTGCAGGGTTGTTGATGAGCTTTTTGACGGCGCCTGATGAGTTCTTTGCATAGAGCGCCATCCCACTGTCGTGGTAATTGATAGCAAGCTCACCTGCATTTAAGTTGCCAGCAGCGGGTGCTGTGGTTGAGGCTGTATTGGTCCGATAAAGCTGGATTGGTGTGTAATTCGGTGCGGCCATGATGTCACCCTAATACCAGTTCTTGAGTGGATAGAAGCGATTTTAAGGCCTTCAGTACGTCTTGAGGAGGCACAAATTTGCTTGGATCGTGTTCAGTATGCTCCCACCATAAAAACTGATTAGGAGCCAGTAAGGAGCGGTCTTTCAGAAGGTTGATATTCTCAGGATGCCCGAAAATCAGTGGGTCGGATACAGACCATAAGACAACCCCTGGCTTTCCTTCATCCCATCCCAGGTGCTGAAGAAATGAATCGCAAGAGATCCAAGTCTTGCACTGCTGGATAAGTTTGCGCACCTCAACAACGGGAAGGTTCTTGCGAAAGTCTGCTACCAGTTGCCTTTCACCTTCGACCCCAACTTGAATAATTGGCTCGTCAATCAGGCGAATTAACGCTTCCCAGTAGGGATAATTCTTGGGATTCTCTTTGCCGTTGCGTAATTGCTTGGCAAATGGCGCGATCAGAATCATAAGTACATTTTCCGATAGGCGTCTTCAAGGCTTGACTTCCACTGCCAGCGGTGCATCTTGCCGTAAATGTTAAACATCTCAATGTCGCCAAAAAGACTTTGAGCTTCAGCGATGGATTTTGACGGCACTATCTCAGGATAGCAACCAAAGACGATCGGGTTTTTAATGTGTGGCAGGACATGCGAAAAGACGATGTGATCGCCCATGCCGCTATTAAGTACCACGATGGTCTGATCTCTAAAGGCCATGGTATTGCGAAAGATCTGCTCGTCATGAGCAAACAGTTCTTGCCTGTTTTCCATCCGAATACCGCCCGATGGGGCCTTCAAATGCCAAGTGACAGCATGAGGCACAACCAGTAACTTGTAGCCCTTTTTGTGTAGGCCGTAAGTAAATAGCGTCTCTTCTCGATGCGCGACCCGTGAGAGGGCAAGGTTGTAGTCGTAAACACCTGCACGGTATAAAAAGGTGCAGTGCAAGTGCTCGACTTCCTGTGTCTTTTTGATAAGCCCCCACTGCAGGTTTGGCTCAGTGTAGATGTGCTCAATCTTGCCTGTAGCAGCACCATCAAAGGTTTGAGGTGGTGTAAGGACTGAGCCACCAACACCACCGATGTGAGGGCCAACGTGCTTTAAGAGGCTCTGCAGGACATTAGGCTCTGGCAGTGCATCATCATCCACACGCCACACCCATTCATACCCCATCCAATTGGCCATTTGATGGTTGTGATGCTGGCCCTTCTTGCCGGCATAGAGCCACTCCCAGGCAATCTCTTTGGCCTGCAACATGTAAAAGAGTTGCTTATAAAGCGGATCGCCACGCAGGTCTTGCTGGTCATCGTTGTCATCAAAGATCACAAGCTTATCGGGCTTGCGGGTCTGATTGATGATGGCCTGCAACGCCATAGGCAGCGTTGTGTGCGTGCGGCCACGGGTTGAGACTGAGCAAAGAACGCTAGGCATGCCAGCGTCCGATGAGAAGGTTCAGGCGGTTGTGCTGATCAATCGGTTTTGGCCAATCAGAAATGTTGCCTTCTTCATCAATGTAATTGAACTCAAAGCCAGGAAAGTGCGATTCGTTTAAGCCATGCAGTTTGTGATGCGGTCCCCAAAAGCCTGGCGGCTCATTCATGGGTACGGTAAAGAGCAAGTTCTTGCAGTGCTTTTTAAGCTTTTGCAGGACCTCTAAGCCGTTATCAATATGCTCAATGACCTCAAAGGCAATGATCGTGTCGTATTGCTCAAGGTCGATCTTATTGATGTCGGCATTGATAAAGTTTGCCCTGTCAGCCCACTTTTGCTCTTTGGCCACTTCAACAATGATGGGGTCGTAATCAAGACCTGTGTATTCCACGCCGTCAGGCATAAACTGGAGGCCGTAACCACTTGAGCATCCGATCTCAAGGATCTTATTGCCGCGGACATGCTTAGCCGCCCACTGATAGCGAGTCGTCTCTCGAGGGAATACTGGATCGCCTTTAAGGAATACTGCACGCTCCCAATAATTGGATAGCCGCCAGCGATACCAGTCAGGGTTGTATTTCTTGGCAAGCTTAAGTGAGTTGCGCAGGAAAATGTCGTGGTAATTGGGCACTAGGCTCGTGTCTAGGACCGTGCCTTCGCCAGCGTGGTAAATCGGAAAGCCGCCAATGAAGATGTTGTCCTGCCATACTTTGGGAGAGCATTCGCAGACCTCAAAGCCAGCCTTTTCTGCCTCAATGCAAAATTCTGTGTCTTCGCCACCGCCAACGCCGTACTCGGTGTTAAGAAGGCCAATAGCATCGAAAACCTTGCGGTGGACCATAACGCAGAAGAACACTGCAAAGTCTCGGCCCGCAGGCTCTGATGGCCCTTTAATCACGCATGAGATGCCGCACCTTTCGTTTTTGAAGGCGCTATCAAGCATCTGCAGCCACTGGCTTTTGGTTTGCGGCAACAAGACGGTATCGTTGTTTAGCAGGACGATTTTATCTGCCGTGGCAAAGCGTATGCCTGCGTTTGTGGCCCCAGAATAGCCTAAAGGCTGATCGTGCCAAATGACTTTGAGATGCTTTTCAAACCCAATACTGGCAAAGGTTTTCTTAAGTGATTTGAGGTAATCCGACGTTTCGTCCTTGCAGCCATTAGCCGAGATGACTAATTCAACCTCACCCATGTCGGTATATTTGAATATCGACTCAATGCATGGCTTTAACAGGTCACTACAATGGTTATATGTCGGGATGACAATCGAATATTTCACAGGGAGTCAGCCCCTACAGAATCGGCACCGATGGAGTCAGCAGGCACTATCCACTGACAAGTTGCTTCATCAAGTACAGCGTCTGGTGTTGGTTTTGGTGGGATAAAAGCGTCACGAACAGGGTCGTAGGTGTAGCCAATGCCTGCGTAGTTTTTACGGAAAGCCTTGCTCTGATCCGCTGATGGAAGACCCGTATTGGGATCGTAGTGAATGCCACCGCGAGTGTTGTACGAAGTTTGACGATAGGTATCACCCGTTCTGGCGCAGAGTTCCAATTCTTTACCGTCGTCCTCATCACGGCCAACGGTGACAAACACAACGGTTTGTAAGTTATCAATTTTTGCAAAGTGTGACATTTGTTCCTCAGCTAAATGTGACCGTTTCTGAGGTCGTTGATGTGGCTGTGATGGTGTAGGTCTTGAAACCACCTCCAGTTGTTGATGTTTGGGTTACGCCACCACTAAACGTTGCGGTACGCGTATCTGGAATTTTGATAAGCACAACACCAGACCCACCGTTACCACCAAAACCGCCATTGCCAGAAGCGTATCCTCCTCCACCGCCGCCACCACCACGGTTTGTTCCGCCTGTTCCGCCCGTAGTGTTATTGGTTGTTCCGTTTCCACTCACGCCAGAAACACCCGAACCTGCGGTTCCGGCAAATGAACCTCCGCCTCCACCAGCCGCATAGGTTGTGCTGTTAATTGTTGCGGTTGAAGCGGCACCTCCATTACCTCCGCCGCCGCTTGTACCGTTAGCGCCTGTTCCTCCAGCGCCTCCGCCGCCTCCACCACCAACCGATCCAGCAGAGCTGCCTTCTCCACCGTCATTACCCTGACCTGCGGTGCCAAGACCTTTTCCTGCATCTGCCCTTCCGCCGCCACCGGAACCACCGTCACGACCGGCCAAACTAATTGATCCGTTGTACGAACCGCCACCGCCACCGCCTGTTGATGTCACTGACGCAAAGACAGATTGCGTTCCATCACCGCCCTGAACAAGGCTCGTAGAACCAGACCCGCCCCCACCAACTCGTAATGAGTAGGCAACGTTCAAAGCTAGGGTTAAAGTACCTTGTTGAAAACCTCCACCACCCCCACCACCACCTGTAAATTGACCCCCACCGCCACCTCCGGCAACTACAGCATAGTCAACCGAAACTGGAGGTAAAATTATATTAGACGATGTACTGGCAGACGAGACCCATCCTTGTGTTGAGTCTATGTAAACAAGATTTACAGAACCACGAGACGTTGATATTGACCCGTTTGACGTGGACCCGTTAATTTTGTTTCCATTTGGATTAATAGCCAGCGCATTCGTATCCCACGTCCCCGCGTAATCTGTCAGTGTAATAACATTCCCCGCAGCAGGACTAGCAGGTAGCGTGACGGTAAATGCTGCTGAGGTTGTATTACACGGATAAGCCCTGCCAGCCACAGCCGTAAACCCCGTGGTCTGCACGGCCTGCCACGCCACACTGGATATACCAGATGTGCCTGACTGCGTGATGTTTGCGGATGTGATCTTGGTAGTCATACCGAATCAGCTCCAAGCGAATCGCCGCCTATTGAATCAGCGACAATGATTTCAATCACTTCATCCACCGTTGTTGCATATTTACCCTCAACCCATGTCTTATCTGAATGGTTCCAGTTCCACTGGTAACCTGCCCTGTCTGCTGGCTTTGGTGGCCGTACAACCCACTCATGAGACCACCAGATAACTTCCATACCTTCTGGACACTCCGGTGCATCAGGCACTTGTACCCAACCATCAGTGCCGTCAGTCTCAGGCTTGGGAATACTTCCGTTTTTACTGTAGAGCATGTTTGTCCTTTACTGCACAGGAAATGGCGCTGTTGGAGGCGTGAAGTTGGCTGTGTAGCGGGCATAACCTCTAGTAATGCGCATGTCGTCAATGTATCCATTAAACGTATGGCCGGCTGATCCACCAAAATAAGACACAGCCGACCCAGACGTATTAGTAGATTCAGTAGCAGACCCGTCAAGGACTCCGTTAACAAATAGCCTTACTGTGCTACCCGATCTGCTAAATGCCAAGTGATACCAAGTTGCCGAAGCCAAAGCCGTAGTACCAGTAATAATGAATCCTATATTATGTTTAACGATACAAGCTTTATAGGAATTATTCCTATCAACAACCATATACAAATAATTAGTAATATCTTTGTAAAAACAAACATCAAATTGTCCAGCAGCACCATTACCAGACCTGTAGTACCACATTTCGTGGGTAAAGTCCCCAATTTGATCTAATAACGGAGAGTTTGGAGCAACTAAATAATCACCCGTCCCATCAAAGTACATCGACCCACCACCAAACTTACTGACGCTTGTGCTGATCTGAGCATTCCCAACAGTCTCCAGCACATTCTTGGCAGTGGCATCCGTGATACCGGCGTTGGTGAAGTTGAGGAGGAGGGATGTGTTGGGTACTGCCGTTAGTGGTGCTGTGGGACCGCCAGCGGGAGGAACAATGGCAGTGCCTTTGACTACACGAACATTTGAAATGTATCCGGCAGGGAATAGGTACGTCGCATTCCCATCTGAGCTATATGCTCCAACCACAAAAGCGCTTGTGTTATTAGGAACTGTGCCAGATGAAT